ACGTAGCGGAATTCAATGGTGATGACCCCTATGATGATTTGCGGTATGCATGTGACAGTGCTGAAAGATACTTTGAGGATGCATCAGAGGAATTTAGGAAAGTTCAGAAAGAAGCTGCGTTAATAGCGCAGTTAAACGCTACTCAAGACTGGACAGCATACTACAGGAATATGCGAACTATCGAGTCTGTAGACCAGCCTCAGATGGTGAGTAGATTCCATAAGCGGAGACACTAATGTTCCTACTGAACTGGTATAGACAGTGGAAGACTATTCGCGCAGAGTTTCACGAAGATAAAATCTGCGTATCTTGTGAATCACTGAAGCAGCAAGTTGAAATACTTCAATACAATAATAATCAGCTACTGAGTGCATTAACTCAGAAACCTGGTGAACCTATTAGACAAGATACTAGTAATTTGAAACCTATGCTGCCGCGAAGGGTTCCGTGGGGTCAGCGTAGACAAATGTTAGAAGCTGAAGATAGGCATCGTGCCGAACTATTGAGAAAGAAAACTGAAGAAATGACTCCACCAGTAGCATCTGTAGCCTCTACAACATTAGAGGAATTGGAATCAGAAGTTGGAGTTGTTGATGCCGAATCCGAAAGAGAAGCCAACACCAGCGCAGCACGTAGTTAATACTGAGCCATCTCAGTCAATGTTGAGTAAGTTCTTTTCTCCATTGACTGATATGCCATCTCGTATGGCTTCTGATTTTGTTCGGGACACTAGCAGAAAGCCCGAAGAAAATGTGTGGCTCGCTCGTGGTAAAGGATTTCTACAAGGTGCTGCTCAAGGTGCAGGAGACTTAGCATCGGATATGACAAGTCCTGCTAATCTTGCAGCAATGTATATTCCTTCAGTAATGGGAATGAGACGCGCAGGTAAAGCATATTCGGCAGCACGCGAATTAGCGATGCCTCGCATTAATCCCAGACCTGACCCTACTAACATTACTGACTTAGTAATGCCCCAACGGGCAACTGCTGGAATTGATGTAGGACCAAGAATCGGTAAAGCAATAGCTCCTGACTACATCAATGTTAAACCTGAATACAATAATGCTGATGAAGCGTTTAATGCTGCACATCGCAGAATGCAAGCGAACAGAGATGTTCCTAATAATCCTAGTGCTCGTCGGCTTGAAGCTGGTAGATTACGTGATGAGCGTAAGGCAGGTATTACGCGCAGAAAGAAAGGTAGAGCGTCTAAGGGTAGGCGTTCGACTGACTAATGCCAATCTCCAAATACTTCAAAGGTAGTGGAGAGAAAGTAATGTCATCCATGCAGAAGCAGTATGGTGACAAGAAGGGCAAACAAGTTTTCTATGCCACTGCTAATAAACAGGGCATGGACACAGGGCCATCCAAACACGTCAAGAAGAAGCGTGGAGTAAAGTAATGCTAGGTGCGTTAGGAAAGGCATTCGGCGCTACTGGTAAGGCTATTGGTAAGGGTGCGAAGAATATGGGTTCTCGCATGAAATCCAATATGCAAAATGCTCCACAAACTGGTGGTATAGGCACTGACCCATCACCATCATTCATGTCGAGATTTGGACAGGCTATGCCTGGAATCTCACAATCAATTTCTACTATGGGACAGCCACAGAATGAGCGGTTCCAACAACCTCCACAACAGCAACAAGACCCTATGGGTGGTGGTCCATTTGGTGGATTATCCCCATTGATTCAACGATTACTTCAGCAATACAAACAACCACAAGGACAACAGCCACCATCACAGCAAATGGGTGTGCCTCCGGGTATATCTGGTAATGCTGGAATGGGTATGGATGTTGGTCCGTCTGTTCCTTTTGAGCAGATGGTTGGACGAGGTAGAATGCACGGAATGTATTCTTAATGTCACGGAAGAAAGAGCTATCCGAAGACGTAAAACGTCTACTTAAAAATGTCGTAGCTGAATGCGACATAGAGGATAGGTCTGTCCGTGAGCGCCAATTAAGAACATGGCGCAGACTCAAACTTGCTTGGGAAGGAATATCAAACGTATGGTATTCCGAAGTCGCGCATGATTGGAGAATTTGGGACCAAGAATACGCAGACGATGGCGACCAGTCAGCCTACGACAAACCAGTCAATGTATTCCGGGCGTATTTGGAAAGCATTATCGCGGCACTTTCTGTTACTGTGCCTCCTGTTAAATGCTATCCTGACGATGCTGATAATACCCTGGATTTACTCACAGCCAAAACTGGCGATAAGATTGCCGAACTCATATACCGTCACAATGATGTTACTCTTTTGTGGCTCCATGCTCTATTCATTTATTGCACTGAGGGTATGGTCGCGTGCTATTCATATCCGAAGGCATCTCTTGAGTATGGAAGTTACGAGCAGAAAGAATATGAGGACTATGACGAACAACATGAACAGACAGTCTGTTCGTCATGTGGATTCGTCCTTGAAGATACTGTCCTCAATCCATTAACAGGAGAACAAGAACCAAATCCAGAAGCAGAAGTTTCAGATGAAGTCGCTAGTATGGAGCAGAATGAATTTGCTCCTGGTGATGAAGATGCTGAACTTCATGCAGCCCTAAATATGGGGCAAGAATTATGTCCAGCATGTATGAGCATGATGGACCCAGAATTGCGAAACGAATCATTTATTACCCAACGTCTTGTTGGAACTACAGATGAACCTAAGTCTCGTGTCTGCTTGGAAGCGTATGGTGGATTGAACATTAAAATTCCATCATATGCTCGTAGACAGTCAGAATGTCCATATCTTCAATATGCATATGAGACACACTATGGCATCGCAATTGAAGAATTCGAGCATCTCGCAGGAGATACAGAATTAATCAAGAGTATGCACGCTATGGCTGGCGCAACTGCTGGTGCGTATGACCAGTATGATGAGTGGGCCAGACTATCCCCTCAATACAATGGAGAATATCCCACTAATGTTGTTACTATTAAACACACATGGCTCAGACCTGCTGCATACAATGTATTGCAGAATCAGGATGATATTGACCAATTAAAAGAACTGTTCCCAGATGGTTGTAAAGTTTCAATGGTCAATGACTGCTTTGGAAAAGCGGTTAATGAAGCTCTGGACGATTGTTGGACTATTACACATAATCCTCTGGCTGATTATGTTCACTATGACCCTCTTGGTCTTCTACTTGTTTCCATACAAGAGATTACCAATGACTTGTTGTCACTTACACTACAGACTATTGAACATGGAATAGGTCAGACCTTTGCTGACCCTGCTGTTCTCAGTTTCAAAGCCTATAATCAGACAGAAGTTACTCCTGGTGGTATCTTCCCTGCACAGGCTAAATCTGGTAAGACATTAGGTGAAGGATTCCACGAACTTAAAACTGCTACATTATCTGCTGAAGTATTACCATTTGCTCAGCAAATACAGAATCTTGGACAACTAGTATCTGGTGCCCTACCATCACTGTTCGGTGGGCAGTTGGAAGGTAGTGAAACTGCATCAGAATATTCAATGTCTCGCGCGCAGGCATTACAGAGACTTCAGAATACTTGGAAGATGTTTAACATCTGGTGGAAAACCATCTTTGGTAAAGCCATCCCAATGTTCATCGATGAAATGCAAACCGATGAACGTGATGTTAAGCGTAATGCTGATGGTTCGTTCTTTAACGTATTCATCAGACGTGCAGAACTTGAAGGTAAGATTGGCAAGGTAGAAATAGAAGCTAACGAAAATCTTCCTCTGACTTGGAGCCAGAAGAAAGATATAGTTATGCAACTTCTACAGGCAGCAAATCCTGAGATTCTTGCAATTCTTGGTGCGCCTGAAAATCTACCAATCATCCGTGATGCAATTGGTCTTACAGACTTCTTTGTTCCGGGTGAAGATGAAGTTGAAGCGACTTATGATGATATCAAGGCGCTTCTCGGTAGTGAACCACACATAATGCCTCCTGCTCCACAAGAACAGGAAATGGCAATATTTAGTGGTGCTCCACCACCACAAGAACAAGAAGTTCCTTCTATTCAGCCTGACCCTGATATTGATAATCCTGATTTGAGGTTCAGGATTCTCAGAGGATGGTTACAATCTGAAGCTGGAAGACAAGCAAGAGTTGACAATGAAGCTGGCTACAAAAACGTCTTGCTATATGCAAAGGCATACAAGATGTTAATGATGCCTCCACCACTTCCACCCGGAGCGGCTCCTGAGGGTAATGGTGCTCCGCCCAATAAGAAGCCTACTAAGTTAGAAATGCAACCAGAAGCACCCATAACTGGAGAATCCAATGTCGCTACTGCTTCGTAACTTTTGGCAAATACAACTTCCTTCCTATGCACCAGATGACAATCCCGGTGGATTGCCTCCTGGTAATAGCAAGGAAGACATTATTGAATTCCTTGGTGAGGACGAACCGGACCCATTAGAACTTCCGGAAGAACGTCC